GCTTACGACCCATGTCACCTTTCAAATCACCCGCTTCAAACTGATTAATATCAGTAGGTGTTAAAAGCATACCAAGGCTGTCTATAACAAAGAGGACCTTCGGACGGTCAGTCATTTCCTTGTATTCTTTCATGAATTCGTGAATGGTTTTAGCAACGTCATCGATCATTGCCATGTTGAGTTTAAGCAGTTTATCTTCACTGGTATCGACACCTAAGTCATGTAACCATTTTTCATCAAGTGCATTTTCGCTATCGATTAAGATAACATAAATTCCTTGTTGTTGTGCATTACGAACTAGGTTACCTGAACAGATAAATGATTTACCTGCACCAGATTCTCCGGCAAACACAGTAACTTTACCTAGCGGAACTCCTTTGTGGAAATCACCACTGATTAGATAGTTAAGCGTATAATTGCCTGTACTAATCCAATCTGTAGGATCATTAAATCCTACACCTAGACCATCAATACTTTTAGTCAAGGTTTTTCTAAATTTCGATAGATCGAATGCCTTTGTGGCCATATAATTCTCCTAAATAGAAAACTCCCGGGGGACCTTATAGGAACAGAACCGGGAGCCGTGTTTTAATTTACGCTTTTTGACGATTACGGATCATTGCCAAGATGTCTTGGGCACGACTATCGCCACCTGCACTTGCCTCAGCTTTTGGTGCTGGAGCAGGAGTAGACTTAGCTACTGGTGCAGGTTCATCATCGTAGTCTTCGCTTACTGCTGGTGCAGAAGCCTTAGGAGTAGACTTTACAGGATCGCCAGTGTTTTGGCTCATACCTGCTGGTTTGAAATATTGTCCCCAACGGTCCATGTCATATGGCTCGCCGTCAACGCTTGCTTCAAACATTTCCTTCATAACTTTCAATTCAACTTCACCTGGCTTCTTAGGCAAGAAGTCTGTTAAGTTAAACAAGCCATATTGGTCAATAGCCGCTTGTTCATTGTCGCTTAGTGGACGCTCACGACGTGCCCAACTTGATGTTGAGTAGTCAGCATAACCACCTTTTGAACCTTTCTTCATGCGATAGTCTAAACCATGCACGTAGTCAGTTGGCAAATCTTCCAATTCTGGATCGACAAGTGCCGCACGAATTGATGTAAAGATTTGAGGTCCAATGATGAAACGACGGATTGGATTTTCTGGTTGTTCTTCAGATTTTTCGCCTAGTCCGTCTTCAACAACGAAACCTTGGAAAATGTAAGAACGTTTCTTCCAGTACTTACGACCCATATCTTCTAACGCTGGATCTTTAAACCACGCACGTACTTCAGATAAGATTGGGCAAGTATCGCCATACATTTCCACGCATGGTACTTGTACTGTGATGTTTTTGCTTTCTGATTCGCCTTTGATACCTGCAAAGGGAAGTTTGATCATTGCACGTTCAACCCAAAAAAATGTGTTATCTGTGTTGCCGTCTGGTAGGAATCGTAGAACAGATTCGCCGCCTTCTTTTAAGTTCCAGAACGGATAAATTGATTTATCACCGCCTGTACGTTCTCCAGAACCTTTTGATTCCGATGCCTTAAGTTTTGCTCTAATTTCAGCCAAAGTTGCCATAATATTTCTCCTTTAATATGCCTTTGTTTGCTTTTTATTTGCCTGTATGTTTTACACCCTGTAAAACAAAAAGTGCATATACTTTGTAGTATACGCACTTTTATTTAGCATTGCAAGAGAAATCTTGCCTGAAATATGATTATTTTACTCAATTAACGATAATGCACTAGACTAACAAGTCTGCTTAATTCATCGTTTTGGAATCCAATTGATTCAGCTCGTACTGATGAGTTAGCATTATTTTGAACAGCCGCAGTTGCCGGAGCTGTCGCTGGTGCTTGTGCTTGATTAGCTTGATTTTCTAAGCCACCACTTGGAATAGTAGTTGCCGCATTTGCACCTGGTGCATTTGGATTTAAAGCCGCACTACCTGTTGGCGCCGGTGCCGCAGCTGGTGCTTGTGCTTGATTAGCTTGATTTTCTAAGCCGCCTGTTGGAATTGTTGTTGCTGGGTTTGCACCTGGTGCATTTGGATTTAAAGCCGCACTACCTGTTGGTGCTGGAGGTGCTGTCGGTGCCGCTGGAGCTTCCGGTGCCGCAGGTGCCGCTGGAGCTGTTGTAGCCGCAGGTGCCGCAGCTTGCCCACCAAATTGTTTCATAGCCGCTTGTGTAGCTGGTCCCATAATACCGTCAGCTTTAATTTTTGCACCTTTGGCAATTAAATCTTGTTGTTGTTTCATTACAGCTGGATCTGATTTAGCGCCTGTTGCAGGAGCTGCTGGTTTAGACATTGCTGCTCCGGCTGCCGCACCGCCTGCCGCTCCAAGACCTAAAGCACCTGCAACTTTGCCTGCACCGCTTTTAACAGCGTTCCATGCATTGCCAATAATGCCTTCATTTTGTTGCTGTGCTTCTATCTCAGCCATTCTTTCTTTAAGGCTCGACACGCGGGCCGCTAGTTGACTTTCATTTATACGTTTCATTTTTTAACTCCTGCTATTTTAAGTATGTTAGATAATTCTACTGATTCTGCAAATGAGTGCGCCTGATGCGGAGCACTATCGACTTCAATTTCAACAGCACGTGGATTATGTCCAGTACCTGCTAAATGTTTGATATGGCCAAGTTCTTGATTATGTTCACTACTTGGATCCATGCGATCTATTAGTGCAATTACATGTTTAACATGCTCTGGTGTTGCATTTTTAAATTCGCCATTTTTAAAATCTTTAATAACTTTTACCTTAGCACGAGTGCCGCCGATAGTAAAGTTTTTCTGTTCTTTATTCCAGAACCCAGCGATTGATTTTAACATATCGTTAATAGGATCACCAGTATGTTCTTCTTGACCACCCATTTCTGCTTCGCCAAATCCACATTCCATTGGATTAATACCACATTCACGCATACAATCATGTAAGGTCATTTCTCTGTGACCGAAATCTACTTTATCTTCTAAGGTAGCGCCATTTTCTCTAGCACGTATCAATTTGGCCATTACTCGTTCTTTTAAACCACGAACGGCACTTTCTGCCACAGGAGGAGCACCCGCTGGAGGAGCACCTGCTGGAGGCATTGCACCTGCTTCTGGTCCTGCTGGTGGAGCGCCTGCGGCCATATCTGGTGCAGGAGGTGCCGCTTCTGGCGGAGGTGTGGCACCCATGTCTGGTACTGGAGGTGCCGCTTCTGGTGGAACTTCTTCACCGCCTGGCTTGCTTCCGTCACCTTTGAAATTAAGATCCTGGAATATATCTGCAACCGCAGGATTAGTTTCACTCATTGATTTTAATTCTTGTTGAATAGCACTACGAGCATCTAAATCTGGATCGATATCTTTCATCTTTTCCAAAAATTCTGGATCATCAATAAGACCTTTCAAACTGTCAATGATGTTGATGCCGTTTGGACCGCCTTTTAATTCAGTCTTCATGATTTCATTAAATTTATCAATAGCTGCACGTTGCGTATCTTTGTTAGGACTAAACAAGGCATTATCGCCCAACTGAGAATCATCTTCAACAACCATTAAGTTATTCATGAAATCTTCTAAATAACTTTCTTCTTTCTTATTCTTTTTATGCTTCATTGCATTGCTTAACATTTTAGTACCAGTGTCTTTCTTGTTAAACTCTTTTGCAACGCTTTGTTTCATTCCAACTTTCTTAGCAAATTTAGGATCATGTGCAGCCGCTGCCATCAAACGTGCTTGAGGCTCGCTTACACTTTTTTCTGCTAACAAATCATCTGGAGTTAATTCTTTAACTGGCACTTCGCTTTCATCTACTAAACGGAAGATGTATGGAAACGCTTGACGTAAGTCTTCATTGAATGTGCGGATTGTTAAACGATCAATAAAATCGCTCATAATTTCTTCTGGAATCATTTCATCTGTACGTGCTTCAAATGATTCCGCAAACGCTTCGTAGTATGCTTTACGTTGTAAACCAAATACTTCTCTTTTAACTTGTTCAATGCGTTCTGATACACGATCAGTAATACCGCCCATTGCTTCGCTTAATGTTGCATTACGACTAACATAACCTTTAAACTTACGTAACTGTGCTAATTCTTCTGACAAACTACTGATGTGTTGACCAATTGCATCGTAAGGTGTACCGCCATGTTTTAAATGTTCTGCTAAAGCACGAGCACCATTAAGATGTTTGTATGGATATTTAAAACGCTCGCCTTCGGCATTTTCCACCCAAATGCCTTCAATGTGCATTGTGCGTCCTGCTGCAACTTCTGGATTAATAGGTTGGCTGTGTTTAATAATTAATTTTGCTTCACCTAAATCTTGATAGCTCATACGGTTTGTACCATACATTTTGCTTTCCATCATTGCTGATTGTTCTGCAGATTTAGGAGCTTGTTTAGGCGCAGGCTGTTGCTGTTGTTGCATAGGCTGTTGCATTTCTGGTTCTTCCTTGGGTTTAGCTTGAAACTCGTAGTCACGTTTGTCTAACTGATCTTTCGCTAAATTCTGTACATCAAAATTAACTAATCTATCTTTGGCAAATGAACGTAGGCCTCGAATAAACTTAAAAGCACCTTCGTGATGCTTGTTGGCAATATCGCCAGTTAGTTGGACTAAAATTCCGTCATCTTCATCTAGTGTAATAGCTACAGTTCCTAAACTACGTCCGTTATCTTTGTATTCAAACTCAAAAAAGCGAGCTTTTGGAATATCGGATCGTTTACTCAAAACAGTGGCGTTTTCATCGCCCATTTTGATGTTAGGAAAGCGGGTTTGTATCTTTCCATACAAATCCAATGCGATTGTGTCTAAATTCGTGTTCATGTTATATTTATCACATACCTGTTGATATGAATATCGGCAATGGCGGCTCGAAATCTAAATCTTCGCCCCACTCACTTTGTACTCTTAAGTTTTCAAATACTTGTGGATCCCACTCTGAAAGCAGTAAACTCATACGTATTATTAATAACAAAGCTGCTACTAAATCGTCGTGTTGTCCTTCTTTAGCGGCAAAACTTGTACCTTTGGCAATATAAGTTTTAAGTTCACTAAGTAAAGGACGACTGTTAATCTTCATTTTATCTTCTTCGATAAGATATTTTACCTTAGCACAAGTACTAATTTTTGTTCCGTGTGTAGTATTAAAACCTTTGCGGAATTTCTTGACGTGCCCTTTGCGTAACGGTTCACTTAGGAATAATCCTGGAAATGTTTCTTCTCCTAAGTTTTCAATAACAACCAGTGCGCTTTCACCTACTGTGTTATTTTCCACGCTCCAATATATTTGATTAAAACTTTCACCGCCTAATTCGTCTGCAATGAATTTAATAACATCTCTAAATATTTTAACCTGCTGTTGTATGGGTGTAATATTATGTTGCCACTCTGCTACTTGCACCATACTAGGCATTTCAAACACTTCAATAGCACCATAGTCTCCGCCCGTGCCTAGGCTAGGATCCAAGGCAACAAGATAAACGTGACCAGGTTCGGGTTTCTTCCACCATCGTACTTGACCCATTTTCATCATGGGTTCTTTGCCATTCATCTCTGCTAGTTTAAGTGCGCTGATAAGTGTTTCATCAAAGACCAAGAACTCGCAACCATACTCACGACGGAAACGTTCTTCGCCGATACGTCCCATTTCAGTTGCTTTCCATTCTTCTCCACGATCCGGATGTTCCCACCATTCTGCTTTAAATCCGTGAAAGCCGTTACGTCCAGTGCCATCTGCTTTTTCATTGCCGAACTCGTCAAATTTTTCTTGGCTGTCTTTCCAAATTAATGCAAATTCATCTTCGTCACTGTTAGGTGTACTTGTTATAATTGCTCGTCCACCAGTTGCAAGTGTTGGGCTGATTGAGGTCCAGAATTCTGTGGCAATGTTAGGTTGTAGGAAGGCAAACTCATCACAATAAAGGAGGGATATAGACATACCGCGGCCTGTGTTGCCAGTTGTTGTAGCAGATACAATTCTTGATCCGTTTTCAAATTCTATACTCCCTTTGTTATAGTTTACTACACCCGCACGTAAATAATCATCACATAGTTCGTATCCATAACGAATACGTTGCATAATTTCCTGTGCGCCTGTGTATTTGTGTGCGGCAATTAGAATCGTTTGATCTGGGTGAAACATAGCATACCATAACAAGTATGCTGATGCGCAAGTTGTCTTACCACTTTGACGCGGTAACATGTTAATGTTAAAACGATAGTTATGGTAAGCACTTAACAATCTTTCTTGATATTCGTAAGGTTCAAATTTAACCTTTCCTTTTACAGGGTGCTGTATATGAAAGAAATGTTTTGCAAAATACAAATAGCCAGTCTCGGGGTTGGCACACTCCAACAAATCTTGAACTTGTTGTTCTGTAAATTTTTCTTTTGTATGGGCCTTTTTTGTTAAGACCCCATCGAGACTTTTTGCCATACTTTTATTTACCGAAAAAAATAGACCCCTTAGGGTCTATTTGGCACCTTGGACAGGG